GGTAGGCACGAGCACGGCCGGCACCTTCCGCCGACTCTACAAGTCCGATGGCAGCGTGGCAGACCTCACCCTGTCGGCTTCGAGCACGGACGGGCGAGCGTACGCCCTGCCCGATGAGGTATTCGGTACTGAGTACCTTAAGATCGTCTCGGCCACCACCAACAGCACGGGCACCGCTGGCGTGGTGATGCTGAAGAGCTGACGTGCCTACCAAGATACCCAGCCATAGGCCGCTGCGTCTTGGCCCTCGCACGCGAGAGGCCAGGCCCAACGCGGCAGCCCGTGGCTATTGCTCAGTCGCTCACAAGGCGTGGAGGCAAGCGGTGCTGAACCGATGCCACTGGCAATGCGTTGACTGCGGCCGTGTGGCCTATGGCCGTGACATGCACGCAGATCACGTAGTACCAGTGAGCGTGGCCCCTGACCTACGGTATGACGTGACCAACGGAGCGGCCCGGTGCGTGTCGTGCCACAGCCGAAAGACGAATAGTGAACGCTTGACTACCACGTAAACCCATGTACCCTACGCATAAACCACAAGGAGGTGGATATGGCGTGCCAGGGTTGCGGTTCTGATTGGGTTACGGGCGGCAGCGTCTCAAGGCCGTGGCTCAACGGAAAGGACTGCACTTCTTGTCCACACTGCTGCAGGCTTTCAAGATGCAAGGAGCGGAAGCGTGGCCGATGGCATGGCGAGAAGGGCCAGCCATTCCTGCACAGCGTTTTCAAGAAAGAACGAAAGAGAGCAAAGAAGATCAGCAAGCATTGCGCACATTGCTCTGAAGAGCTGACTTACTCCCAGATAAAGTATTGCAACAGGAAATGCTTCAACGACGCCCGTAAGTGCGGGAAGCAGTCATGGGACAGGACGAGTCAGCTAGAGGGCGTCTATCACCGTGGTGGAAGGTGGAAGAACGCGCCCAGCAAGAAGTACATAGAGAGCGTGAGCAACCTTGACGCATGGCTGATCAAGATGTCAGGGCTGTGGGAGGTGATGATTGAGCAGAACGCCAAGCATTCAAAGGAATGCGAAACGTGCGGAGGATTCATTTGTGACCCCCGCAATGCAGGCATGGGAAGGTTTTGTTCTCGTGCGTGCGCGAAAGCATGGAGAGGCGTCCGTTTGTGCAAGTGTGGCAATGAGGTGCCTAACTCGTCCGCGCATAGCAAGCCATCGTGCAAGGACTGCAAACGTGAATCCAGGCGTCTGCATAAGCGCATGTACGGTTGCTACCGCCGCCGCTGTAAGACATACGGCGGACACTACAACTCGGCAGTAAAGCCACGCGATGTTTTTGAGAGAGACGGCTGGCGATGCCACGTATGCGGTAAGAAGACATCCAAGGTGTTCAGCGTTACCGACCCAAGGTCTGCAACTGTTGACCACCACCCTGTACCATTGAGCAAGGGCGGCGACCACGATTGGCACAACGTGCGATGCTGTTGCTTTGAGTGCAACAGCCTCAAAGGTGCTAAGTGGGATGGCCAGCGTCGCCTTCGGCTTTCAGTTTGAAGAAAATCATGCCAACCTCGTCTGAGGAAAACCAGAAGTTCCTGCTTCTATACGCGGGGCCGAAATTGGGAGTTTGAACATGGGCAAGGGCCGCAAGCCGACGCCTAAGCCGCTACTTAAGCTTCGCGGGGCTCGCGTTAGAGGCCCGCACAAGTCAGGCATCGACGCCGTTCCAGGCATCCCGCCCGCTCCACATTGGCTTTCGGATCTCGCCCGCGAGGAGTGGGAGCGGATCGTGCCAATGCTTGAGGCGTCCAAGGTGATGAGCCCTAGGCACCAGCAGACGCTGGCCGCTTACTGCGACTCGCTCGCGGACATGATTGAGGCAGACCGTGAGCTCAAGGCCAACGGGGCCACGTTCATGGACGATAAGGGTAGGGTAAGCAATCACCCTGCGTGGACTCGGAAGCGTGACGCTCGCACGTCGATGCTCAAGTTCGCGTCTGAGTTTGGCCTAACGGCGTCTGCCCTGGCACGAGTCTCGGCGGTTGAGAATGGCCCGCAATCAGACGAAGAAGACGCCCGCATGTTCGCTTGAGCACCCATGCGAAAAGTGCTCCTCGTGTCTGGCGGTGCGTTTCTTCCACAAGCACCTGACGCACGCCAAGGGCGAGCTCGGCGGCAAGCCGTTTACGCTTGAGCCGTGGCAGCAGGACTACGTGCGAAAGCTCTTCGCCACTGAGGGCGACGTGCGAAAAGTCCGCACCAGCCTGCTGGCGATTCCGCGCAAGAATGGAAAGAGCAGTTTATGCGCGGGTATTGCGCTCAAACTGCTCATGGAGAACGAGCCCGGCTGTGAAGTCTATTCCTGTGCAGCCTCACGCGATCAGGCCCGGCTCGTCTTTGACATGGCCCGCGTCTACGTCGAGCAGTCGCCCGTCCTGCGTCAGCATCTCAAGGTTTACCGGAACGCGATCGTGCGAGAGGCGACGCACGGCACGTACAAGGCGTTGAGTGCGGAGGCCGGTATTCAACATGGGCTCTCGGCTCACGGCGTGATATTCGATGAACTCCACGTCTCTAACCGCGAGATGTGGGAAGTAATGCTGAGCAGCCAAGGTGCTCGGCGTCAACCGCTTACGGTGGCGCTCACTACGGCAGGCTTTGATCGAAAAAGCGTCTGCTGGGAAATCTGGAAATACGCCGAGGCTGTGGCCGCTGGCACCGTGAAAGACGAGACGTTCCTGCCAGCCATCTATGCGGCCGACATTGCGGATGACTGGAAAGCCGAAGAGACGTGGAAGAAGGCCAATCCAAACCTCGGCGTTTCCGTGCGCATGGACTTCCTGCGGAGCGAATGTGCTCGAGCGGTTGAGATGCCGACTTATGAAAATGTTTTTCGCCAACTTTTTTTGAACCAATGGACGGAACAGTCAACTAGGTGGCTGAGAATGGATCACTGGCAGCAGGGCGACAAGCCCTGTCCGGTGGATCTCGCGGGCCGCGAGTGCTGGGCCGGGTTGGACTTGGCCACGACGTTTGACACCACAGCCCTGGTGCTGCTCTTCCCGCTTGATGACGGCACGTTTTGGATTGAGCCGCACTTCTGGATACCGAGCGACAATGCCCACCAGAGAGAGCGCCGCGACAAAGTGCCCTACCTGACGTGGCATCGGCAGGGGCATCTAAACATGACCGATGGCAACGTCACCGACTTTGACCAAGTGCGGTCAGACATCAATGCCATAGCCAGTAAGTACAAGGTGTGCGGCATCGGCCTGGACCCGTGGAACTCCGCGCAACTCGGCCAACAACTGCAAGGCGACGGGCTTCCCATGTCAGACTTTCGACAGGGCTACGGATCCTTATCCGCGCCCTCGAAGCAACTAGAAAACTGGTGCGTGTCTGGAAAACTGATACACGGAGCGCACCCCGTACTCAGTTGGCAGGCCGCCAACGTGGCCATCCAGCAGGATTCCGCAGCCGGAAACATTAAGCCAAGCAAGGCCAAGAGCACAGAACGCATTGACGGCATCGTGTCGCTAGTCATGGCCATCGGGCTGTGGCAGAAGGCAACGGCAGCCACGCCGGAACAGTCCTGGGACATCGTGACTCTATGAGCGAAAACGCCGCCGCCGACTTCAAGATGTTTGACCTGCGTGGCATCGACTGGCCCGAAGTGAGTTCCAGCCGCACGCCTTCCGGCATTCGCGTCAATGCTGACAACTCCATGGCGTGCTCGGCGTATACCGCCTGTATTCGTGTCATTTCGGATGCCGTCTCATCGCTGCCGCTGCACGTTTTTGAGCGGCTCGCCAGCGGAGGCAAGGCTAAGGCTACGGCCCATCCGATCTACCGATTGCTGCACATGCAGCCCAATCCATGGCAGACGGCTCAAGAGTTTCGAGACTGGATGACTGGCATGTACCTGCACTACGGTGCGAGCTACGCCGAAATCCGCCCAGGTGCTCGAGGTGCGGTCTCCGAGCTGTGGCCCCTACACAGCAGCCGCATGGAGTGCGAGCGGCTGGAAGACGGAACAGTGCGGTACAAGTACCGGGAGCCGTCTGGCCGGCAGACGATCTACAGCCAACAGCAGATCTTCTGCCTGCGGTTCACGACCGAGGACGGCATCAAACCGATCCCGACCTACAAGATTTTCCAGAACGCTATCGGCCTGGCCCAGGCGTTGGAGGCCCACGGGTCCACCTACTTCGGCAACGGTGCCCGTCCTGGTGTGATCTTGGAAAGCAGCAACCCGATTCCCGTAGACGCTGCCGAGCGCCTACGCGAGAGCTGGGAGCGAATGCACAGGGGCAGCGACAGGGCTTTCCGAACGGCCGTCCTCCCTGCGGGCGTTTCCGCCAAAGAGCTCAGCGGCAGCAACGAGGCGGCCCAGTTCTTGGAAACGCGGCAGTATCAGGTCATTGAGATCTGCAGGGCCTTCCGCGTGCCCCCGCACATGATCCAAGACCTGACCCGCAGCACGTACAGCAACATCGAGGTGCAGGGCACGGAGTTTGTGCAGCACTGTCTCCTGCCGCATCTGAAGCGGTGGGAGTCTGCTATTGCCCGCGATCTGATTGTCGATGATGAGCGGTACTTTGCCGAGCACTCGGTGAGCGGAATGCTGCGAGGCGATCACACGAGCCGCTCTGCCTATTATGTTTCCGCTCTTTCGCACGGCTGGATGACAGTGAACGAAGTGAGAGAGCTGGAAAACCTCAACCCAATCGGGCCAGAGGGGGACGTTCACTACATCCCCCAGAGCATGACAACGCTCGGGCAGATTGGAGAGCCGCCGCAGGACACGCCGGGCGAGCCAGCGGACGGCACACCAGAAGACGATGCCGAAGACACGACTACCGCCCAGGAGGTGCCGACGAATGGAACTTGAGCGCCGCGACTTCGCCTTTGACGAGACTGACGAGCTCATCGTTGAGCAGCGTGCTGACGGCCGGGCAGCCATCATCGGCTACGCCGCCGTCTACAACCGCATGAGCCTTGACCTGGGCGGGTTCAAGGAAGAAATCCTGCCGGGTGCTTTTGACAAGGTGCTGAGCCGCCAGCGTGGCAAGCAGGACGTGGTGGCCCTGTTCAACCATGACAGCAACATCGTGCTCGGTCGCACCTCAAGCGGCACACTGGAACTCTCCAGCGATAGCAAGGGGCTGCGGTACGTGGTCACTCCGCCCGTGAGCCGTGCCGACGTTCTGGAACTCATCGCCCGCAAGGACGTGGCTGGCAGTTCATTCGCGTTCACGGTTGGAAAAGACGGGGAAGCGTTCCGAACTGGCGACGGTGGCCAAGCCATCCGCCAGATCCGCGAGGTGAGCGGCCTGTACGACGTTGGCCCAGTGCTCACGCCTGCGTACCCGTCAACGTCTGCCAGCGTCGCCATGCGTTCCTACGAGGCATGGATTGCATCGCAGTCCTCCGAAGAGCCGGCAGTTCGGGCGGTTAGTTCGCGTTCGGCCTTGCGGGGCGTCGCCGCCGCCTGGGCTGCCACCTTAAGGCTCAAGAATGTCTGAGGCCCGCTGCACCTGCGGCGAGAAGTTGCGGACACGCTCAAGCCGCGCATGCGGCGAAGAGAGACAGCGTTACATGCGCTGCCCAAGGTGCGGCGCTCGTGCCGTCGTGTTTGTAAAAACAACACATTCGGAAGTCCGGTTCTGCAAGAGGCCGGCACGCTAGAGGCACAGTGGAATCCATCGGCAATACCGCCGGCGGAGATATACCACGTGGACAACCTCAAGAAACTGCAGGACGAGGCCGTTAACCTCGCCAACCGTATCGACGCCGTGCGTGCGATCGAGAGCACCGATGCCGACAAGATTGCCGAGCGTGATCTTGAACTCGAGGCGATGAACACCGAGGCCGGCAAGCTGGCCAAGCGGATCGACTTTGAGAAGTCGGTGGCCGAGTCGGCCAAGAATCTCCGCAGCGTGGTTGACCGCTGCACGCCGGCTCCCGAAGTGACCGAAGAGCGTAGCGAGAAGGTCCGCGTTGAGGCGGTGCCGTTCTCTGGCCGGCTTCGTGCGTTTGAGAACGCCAAGGACGCCTACTCGGTGGGCATGTGGTTCAAGGCTAAGAGCGGCGACGCCGACGCGAAGCGGTGGTGCCATGACCACGGCGTTGAGGCTCGTGCCCAGGGCTCGACCGGCGCTACGACCGGATCTGCATTCGTGCCGGATTCGTTGTCATCGGCCGTGATTCGCTTAGTTGACCAGTACTCCGCGTTTGCGCAAAACGCCACCAACGTGGTCATGCCGAGCGACGTGCTGCTGTTCCCGCGACGGACGGCCGGTGCGACCGCGTACTGGATCAATGAGAACTCGGCCATCACTGCGAGCGACCCCACTTCCAATCAGGTCACTCTGACTGCGAAAAAGGTCACGGGTGCGGTGACGATTGCGAGCGAGCTCCTGCAGGACTCCATCGTGTCGATCGCCGACTGGATCGCTGCTGAGCTCGCCCTGACGCTCAGCAACGCCGTGGAAGAGGCTGCGTGGAGCGGCAACCCCAGCAACGCCCCAGCGGTTGCCGGGCTCGTCACGACCTACACGGGTGGCCTGCTGGCGGCGTCTGCTGCCACCTATGCCGCCTCGCTCGTGACGGCTGCCGGTGACACGCCCGACGAGGTTACCAAGGCCAACCTGCTGGCCATGATGGCCAGGGTTCCGCAGCACTCACGTGCCGGTGCCAAGTGGTTCTGCTCGCCGTTCTTCTTCGCGGCGTGCATGCAGAACCTTGACTTGGCCCAGGGCGGTTCGGTTGGTCTGTCGCAGGGCATGGGTCCGACGTTCCTCGGCTCGGAAGTCGTCCTCACCGACCGCCTGCCGGCCGGTGCGGACTCGACGGGTGCCATCATGGCGCTGTACGGCAACATGGCCAACAGTTCCTACTACGGCATCCGCCAGGCCATCGAGATCGCCAGCAGCGATCAGGTGAACTTCCTGTCGGACCAGACCGTGATTCGGGCAGTGGCTCGCGTTGCCATCACGCACGCGAACCTGGGCACCGACACCGTGGCCGGCCCGATGATCGGCCTCGTTGGTGCGTGAGCCTGACGGCTTGACGAGTGTGCAATCTTGAGCGGGCGGCTTCCACGACGGGGCCGCCCGCTCTCTTTCTTTG